CACAGCAAGTGCATCCCCTACGTGGATTAGTAATCCACGGAGATGGTAACTTCTATCTCCCACCGCGGGGTTTAACCCGCACCTGTCCACTAAAAGGGACAGGCCCACCTGATCTTTATGCCGACGGTATCAGGACGTCCTTGACGTTCAAGATGCTTTGCATCGGCGTAGGGCTCATCCCCACGCTTCAACAGGCACTTAAGCAGGGCCCACTCGTCTTCCAACGGTGAAGAAGGAATCCGAGACCTAGGCTGAATGCCCTTAACCAAGGGGCGTTGCAGCAAAGGATCCTCTCTTTCCTCTGAGTATCCGAGAAAAGAATGACGGCCATGCAAAGAAGATGTCTCGAGAACATTAGGGAAGGGTACCAATCCTTCAATAATGGAATCGAGATGCCGTGCAGAGCCCCAATATCCTTGCTTGTATAGCAAGTTTCTTAGGGCAATACATGACAAAATCTTCTGAGCGTCTGCCCGGTGTGCAGGGAGCAAGCGTCGGACTCGACAGATAGTTACGTCGTGTCCGTCGAAATACTCCTTGCCGCACGATTCACGGAACGAACCGTTCCAAAATGATTTCGTGCGGTTAACCCTAGAACCGAATAGCTCTAAGGCTTTCACAACGGATGACACAAACTCTACAGGAATGATAATATCATCTCCGTAGACGCGCACCCGAGCTTTCAGAGATTCAATATCTCTAAAAGTAAGGGGTCGGTTGAGCTCTTGCTCAATTCCATAAAAGATCTGACTTAAGAAAGCCAGTTCTTCGACTGGAAATGTGAGAGCTGATCCCATAGACGCGAACTTGGATATAGATGAAACACCATATCCAGGAACGTCGGCTCTGGTCGATCTTGAAGCCAAAACAGCCTCCAAAAGGTGGCCGTAAGACATGAAAATCGACTGTACAAGCCGAACAGAAACACGGTCGGAAGCTTCACTCAGATCGAGTGTAGCAGATTCTCTTGAACGAGAACCTTCACAAGCCATACGCTGGTTAGGCGTCTGGTCAGTGAATCCGAGCATATGCTTAGCGTAGTCGGTCATTCCAGACCGAGGATGCTCAACATATTCAACGAACATTTCCATCAGACCCTGCTGTGCATATTGCATGCACGTAGGCTCGACGGCAATGATCCGAGGTGTTTTTGCAGTTTTAGGAACTGATATGACCCTAACAGGTCTTTCAGATCCAGGATCAAGGAAATTTAACTTGTCCAGGGACTGAGTGTAACGATATGACGGGATCAAAAATTCCATTGACGGAAAGATTGATTCGAGTCTAGTCGTCCATTCAGTTTGCCGATACTTAGAGTTTCCTCTAAGTTTATCGGCTGTAGCACCTGGACCATGCTTCGGGACTATCTGACCGCGATAGACGTCTTCGTCTATCGCGCAAAGGATATCCCCGAATAACATGGAGCAAATCCGTTCGAGTGCCCTGTATTGTTCAGAGCTAGGAACGAGAATTGCGTCTTGAATTTCCTTTTCGCACTTGATGTAATCAGAAAATGCCGACTCAACTCGTGCATCACTGCACGGGACGAGAACCTTGCTATAGAGCAGAGTTAACTGCCTTATAGCCTGGATGGCATCTGGTGATGGAACATCAAGCAACCGACCACACTCGCGATCGAACACAAGCCGAAAGAAATTCCGTAGAAATACGGGAAATCTTGACTTCGCTCCCGTTAGGGAGAGAAGTTCGTCGGTTACCTGACTCTGGTCGAGCGCTCTTTCGAACGCTTTTCCAATTTCAGGCAGACTCAGCGTAAACAACGCTAGGCCTTCGTGTTCAAACCGTCTCGCGATCTTTTTGAGATCGCGAGTGGCGCTAGTGCGGCACTGCATAGCGGCATCTGCCGCTATGCTCTGCCAGAGCAACAGCTCGCTTTTCATGCAACCGCCTTCCTAACAGAAGGTAGACGCATCGAGGGCCGTTGCGATCACACTCCAAGAACCGAGCCCCATGATAGGAACGAGGCCAACGCCAAATTCTAATTCGAGAGAGTCACAATGACGATTAAAAACATCGTCAAAGCGACTAACGCGAAAAAGAATAAGGCGAAGGCCAAGTTCTCGCTCATGGAGTCAGAGCTCACCCTGAAGGATGCGCTTGCTGTAATCCGGTGTGCCGGCGGCCATGATAGCCGCATGCAACTGGTACAGCCAATCGTTCTCGACCGGATCAACACCAATCTGCGGCGTGTCAATCACAGTGTAAACACTGTGAGAGAACCGCTGCGTGATGGTGCTGACGAACGGATCATCCGCAAGGAAGTTCCGATCGAGTCGGATCGAAAAACGATTACGCTTCCGATACTGATGACTGATAGTCAGACGATCAAGCCCGTCAGCGGTCTGATAGATACCAGAGGTATCCGTCATTCCGATGCGAGCAAAATCGTATGTCTTTGAGTTAACAGTTAGGGTGGGAATGGGATCGGGAAGGGCCAAGAGTGCTCCTACAGTTTGAACAGCGTCAGCAAACTTTGCTAACGCCGGCTGAAACCACGGTCGTATAAACATCTTGTATTGACCGTGTTGTTGATTTTCTCAGCGATGACCGCGACTTGCGGCCAAAGCACCGAGAATCGACTTTTGACGTAGAGACAAAGTCCCCATGTCAAAGCCGAACCCAAACGGAGTAGCTTTCCGTCTTCTTCGTCTAATGACGGAGAAGTCTGTAGTAATAACAGAGGGAAGCTGGGAGCCTTCTACAGGAGTTCCTGCAAGAAGTGCCCCCCGAAGCGTGCGGCGTTCTGTCACGGTATGTTGCTCCATGACATATCCCCACGCTAAGACTAGGCCATCGTTGGCAAACGCATCCAGGTTACGTACAACGTCACCTGCATTCGTAAACCAATCAGCGGCCCAGGAGTACGGGATTAGATTCCAGACAGTGGAGGCTGTAATGCCTCCATACAAGTACCTAGCTTCCGCTAGGTCTCTTGCTAGCTGTCCCGAGCCATCTATACTTACTTCCGGAAGGTAGTAAGTATATGCGCCCGAAAACCAAGTCTTTGTAGACGAGGTTAAGGTATCTTCTCTCACGCCAGAATAACCACCATATGCAGGGGTAGTCCAGTTGCCAAGTCCTATATAGGACAAGGGCCGGATAAACCGAGCATACCCGTCGTTGTTATCAACAACAGCGGAGTCGTGGCTATTCTCTTCCCTTATGTTAAGTCTACGTCTGATTAACTTGCCAGAATTAGATGCGTATTGGGCAATTAGAGCATCAGCTCTAGTCACCGCGTACGCAAAATTCTGTAAGTCCCTAAAGAAGGGTTGAATCCCAAATACGCCATTCAAGTACTCATCAGCCACTGAGGATGATGAGACTCTTGTGCCGTACTTGATCTTCGACCCAATCAATTCGGGAAGCCCATCAGAGATGAGTTCCCCTATTGCTGTTGGGAGATCAGATATAGGATTGGTAGGAAGGGTACTACGAATGGCGCTAGTGCCTGCAGCCAAAAGATCGGCTTCAGACGCTTCAGCACCAACATCTAGGAGGTTTGAGTATTCCCCCCAGGTGTACGTAGGTTCCCATCCATGATTACCAATCATGAGAGCGCCCTCAAAACCTTTGATATCGTCAGAAGCTTTACGACGAACACAACGGAAATTTGGGTGAGACATTTCAACACTGCTCTCGACAGCGGTCCATTCAGAACCGCGATCAATAGAGCCGTGATCTCGAGAATACCAATGATTATTGGTAGACTCGTTTTGAAATGCTCCATCAATCCTTGTACGGAGACTGGCTAAGTACCAATTGGTACCGTCGTCAGTACCGTGCGTCTCTGTATCAAACAGAGTTTTCGGATTGATCGGACTCATCTTAACTAGAGATTCCTCTCGTTCGGTAGCACTGGAGTGTCCAGCACTAAGCCCGAGCCATTCTCCTTACGGAGGGTG